TAATAGATGATACTGCTCTATGATGATTAAAAATAGTTTCACCTGCATAGACACTATTTTGTGCATTATTTATTTGAAGTTCAACTGATAAACCTTTAGTAGTATTAAAAAAATATCCATCACTATCATCTATTGATTGAATTTCACCTATAGCATTATAATAACTTGGTGCATCTATAAAAAATCTTGGAACTCTAATATCAGGCATATTTAACTCCTAACTGTATAATCTTTGTTGTAACTTTCATATAATCCTGCTGATTCATAATTACTATCGGTTTCTTCCCAAAATGATATATAATCATTAAAACCTTTACCTACTACTTTATTGCTTTTAAAATCAATTCCTATTACATTATTAACTTTTAATGTTCCAATATAATCAAAAATATCATCATTTAAAGTATTTTCATTTGTAGTCCATACTAATAATATATGTCTATCTAATTTATATCGCCAATGTTCAGGCATATTCAAAGTGATTTTAGGACTACCTGAAAAATATATTTCTATTCCTGCTAATATACCATTAGATTCTATGGTAAAAGTTCCATTGCCATAATAATAACTAAATGATGTTAAACTACCTTTCATTTGTAAGTTCCTGTATATTTGCCAATAAAGGATTTTTATTTAAAGCATTTTCTACTTGCTCTGCTATAAAACCTCCTTTAGGTGGTTTAATAGACCTATTAAATCCATCATCTTGTGGTTGTTCTTCAGGTACAATATTTTTATGTAATTGCACTAATTTAAAACTAATTTTATCTATACTTTTATTTGTTTCCATTATCATAAAATATGGGTATATATCTTGACCATTTCTTGATACTATTTCTGTATAATCTTCACCATATAGTTTTAAGTTGTTAATTAAACTATCAAATTGTACCACATCACCTATTTCATATTTCATATATTTTAAAGGTAAGTCAATACTTACTATATTGTGTTGATTAGCATACCAAGCCATCAAGAAATTTCTTAATAATAAAGCTGTTTGTTCGTGCTGTATATATTCAGCTTCAAAATCTAATGTGCTTGTTCTATGATCATCCTCTAAACCATAATATGAATTTTGATAGCCTTCAAAATAATTACTTGCTTCTAAATATGGTGTAGATTTTAAATATTCATCTGTTATATTGTCTTTGCCATATATAACTTTTACTTTTGTTTTTAAATCATCAATTTTAGTTCTATCAAATTTATAATTAATTATATCTCTAATTTCTATTAATTCAGCATCATCTTTTGTATATATATCTTTTATTGTATTAAAACCAAATGAACCATCATTTCTAAATTTTGGAAAGAACTTACTTTGCTTTGCTATATTTTCAAATAGTTCTTTAGAATTAATTTTTTCTGTTTGACTAATTGAAAAATAAAAACCATTATGCTCATTTCTTGCTACTTCTAAATCATCTTGCTGTATTGCACCATTAAATCCTATATCATTAATTAATAAATGTCGCATAATATCACAAGGCAATTCAATATATGGCTGTTCTATTTTTACAAATACATCTTGTGTTTCTAAATTTTCTTGTATTTCTAAATCAGTATAGACTTCTCCATTTACAGTTATATTTCCCAATTTTACATCTGTATGTATATCATCAAAAGCAAATGTTTGATGATCGTTTATAATTTCAATAATAGTAGCTTTAAAATACAATTCATTATCTTCAGTAAAAACATTTATAATATCGCCTAAATTAATTAATTTTGGAATATTAATCATATCTTTATAAAAAAACAATATAGACACATCAGGCATACCTTTATAAAATAAAGCAGTTTTTACAGTAATATTTTTATTTCTTATTAGGCTATAATCATAATCTTGATTTTCTATTCCTTTTCTACCTTTTATATCTACACAAAATTCATTTTTAAATATATCATTTAAAAGTCCTATACTTGAGATTCTTGTATTGTATAAATTATATTCTAAATTTACTTCCATATACGATTCATTTTGAGGATTTAAATTTTCAGGAGCAACTATAAATTCTGTTTTAGTAATTTTATGATTAGTACCCTGTTCTGCTTCTGCATTATAAATTAAATTATTATCAGTTTCTAAATTATAAAAATCAGCAAAAGGAAAGCCTAATACTCCATCTTCTATAAATATTGCTCTTGCAAAAACAATAATAGGATGATCAGCACTTCCATTAGGATTTTCATATATATGATTTATTGATTTTAATACTACAG